CTGGACAGACGAAGGAGGGTGGAAAAGGAAATGGGGGTTGTTTTACATTCCCATCAGTCAATGAAAGCAAGCAACTTTCCCACCTTTGAAAATATCAACACCCACCTCACCAGAGATTACGACATCCTAATAGCTTCTGATAAGCACAACCTACCGGGACACGAGCCACAAGCCTTTAAAGCCTTCCTGCATTTAGTTGAAGATGCTAAACCGAAGTATGTCGTTGTTAACGGGGACTGGTATGACTTCCCTTCTATTGGCAGGTTTCATCGCATTGGTTGGGCGGAGCAACCCAGTATCGCTGACGAACTAGAGTCCGGTACTAATTGCCTTGACCAGATTAAAAAAGCATCCCCAAAGTCAAAGAGGATATTTTTATTGGGCAATCACGATATGCGCTTTGATGGCAAACTATCGAACTGTATTCCTGAGTTGCAAAATGTTCCCGGCTCAAAATTAGAGCATCATCTGAAGGGTTGGCGGATAGGGCTAAGTGCAACCTTTAATGATACCTTGATAGTCAAACATCGCTGGCATACTGGTATGCACTCTAGCTACAATGATGTGCTAAGAGGTGGGAAAAATATTGCTACTGCTCATGACCATAAGCTAAATATACGTCCATGGACAGACTATTCTGGTACACGTTATGGGGTTAAGACCGGCACATTATCTGACCTGTGGGATGAGTGTTTTGCCTATATGGAAAATAACTCTGTCGATTGGCAACCGGGTTGTGCGCATATCCAAGTATCAGGGAATATTATTATACCTTCCCTTTGCCCATTAGTCATTGATAAGAAACATAAGCATTGGGGCAAGATATACCATCAGGGCAAGTGGTACGGGTGACATTCAAGGACTATCCGCTAGTAGAAATAGAATGGGACGACCATTCAGGAGATGCTGGGTGGATAGACGACCCTAAAAAATCCAAGTCAGTAGTGGCAAGGACAATAGGGTATTTGGTAGATGAGGATGACATAAGGATAGTAGTACACGACTCTCTCACGGAGGATGGTGGTTCAGGTGGAGAGAGTGTTATTTTACAATCCTGCGTTCGTAAACGCTGGGTAATTGAGGTACAAGATACTTAGCTCTGACAAGAGGAGTAAAAAATGAGTGAAGATGAAACAATCCTTGGTAAGGCACAAAACTTAACCACTGGAGAAAGACAAAAAAAATACGGACACCCGTCTATCGACTTTAACAGGGCAACACGCATGTATAAGGTTATTGATGAATCCGATATGGATGACTTACTGAAGCACCCTCTCAGGATGATATGCATAAAAATAGCTCGTCTAATGCAGACACCGGACCATATAGATTCTGTAATAGACATAGCAGGATATGCGAATACGTACGGAATGGTTTTAGAGAAGCTTAAAGCAGAAGACGCGGAGATACTTGCTCAGACAACGAATCCCCTAGCCCCATCATTCTATACGAACGATGATACAAAGTAATGTTAATATTCATTGCTTCATTTGTTTTCGTATCCCTTAAAGCCTTCCAACAGTTAAATGTTGTCGGTGGACACTATAGGTTAGTTATACCTACTGGTTTCCTAATGGCTATAGCTGAAATAACGATAGTGCTTGAAGTGGTAGAGCAGTCGTCTTTGTGGTCAACTATACCAATGGGGCTAGGTGGTTCGTTGGGGGCAATCTTATCAATGTACTTACATAAAAAGTACATCCGCAAAGAGAAAATTATGGCTAAGTCGTAAGCGATTTTTAACTATGAGATATGGTTTAAATGTGTGGTCACTTACAATAGGTGGGAACCTCCTAGATTGGGTTCCCACTAGCCACCTAAATAAAGCTTGACAGAGTCAAACGTATAGCTATACTTGCTATACACCAAGAGGAGAAAGTAAATGATATCCGAAGACTTAGTACGGGCGTATCTTAGAATACGTACAGCTAGAGAAGAACTTATAGCTAAACATAAAGCAGAACTGGCAGGACTAGAAACAGATAGGGATATTATAAGTGCGCAGTTGCTTGATATATGTAAGAACGAAGGACAGAACGGATTTAAAACAAACGCAGGGACTGTATCACGTAGAACCCAGTCAAGATATTGGGCGAGTGATTGGGAGTTAATGTATGAGTATATAAACGAACATGAAGCTCCTGATTTATTGGAACAACGTATTCACCAGAAGAATATGAAAGTGTTCCTTGAAGACCACGAACCCCCACGAGGGTTGCAGCAAGATAGTAAGTATGTAATTTCAGTACGTAAACCAACAGCAAAATAATTTCCTGAGGAGGAAAACATATGAGTAACGTAATCATCTTTAAAAACAAAACTCCGAGTACCACGAACACCCGTGAACTAAGCCCTCTGGCAAAATCATTATCTTCTGCCAGTTCTTCACGTAGAATCCAAGCGAATAACAACGGTACATTTAAACGCATCTTCAATGGAGAAGCGATTGGCAAACCTTTACGTGGGGAGCTTAATGTCATTATTGTTAACGCACTTCCAAAAGTATCCCGCATTTACTACGAAGCAGAGTACGACCCTGATGGTGAGCCAACTATGCCTAACTGCTGGTCGAATTTAGGGGATACCCCCGAATCACAAGCCTCTGACCCTCAGAATAAAAACTGCAGGGGTTGCCCTCAGAATATAAAAGGGTCTGGTAAATTAGGTGGAAGAGCTTGCCGCTATCAGCGTAGGTTGGCAGTATTAGTTGAAGGGGACAACTCCGGTAATCTGTATCAGTTCAATATACCAGCTAAGTCTTTATTCGGTAAAGGTCAGGATAATACCCACCCGTTTGAAAGCTATGTTAAATTTTTAATTGCTCATGGGCAGTCTATAGATAACGTAGTTACGACTGTAGCGTTTGATGACGATGAAGATGGTATGGTCTTAAACTTCACCCCCTTCCGTGAAATTTCTGATGATGAGTATGCACAGGTTCAGGAGCTTCAAGCTTCTACGAATGCTATTCGGTATACTAGAATAACAGTATCCCAAACAGACGGGGTTAAGAAACTTCCTGCAGCTAAGGTTACACACTCAGATGAACCTGAGGTTGAAGCTAAAGAAGAAGAAAAACCGAAGAAGCGTGGAAGAGGGAAAGCTAAAGCCAAAGCTGAAGAACCTGCGCCCGACATATCTGATGTAATTAGTAAGTGGGCTGTAGACGACGAGCCTGAGGTGGGATAATGAGTGTTGGATATAGTCTCGACACTATTGTCGCTAATAAACTCGCTAATGGTAGGAAAATAGGGGTTAAGCTAGGTAGAGTTTGTATAGACCGTGACATATCCGTTACGGCTGTCGCTAAGAGATTTAAAGTTAGTAGGCAGACAATTTATAATTGGTATACAGGTGTATATGAACCTAGTAAAGCCCTAACCCCCCGGATACGTACGTATGTAGACAGTTTGCAAGCGTAGCCGTAATGGACTTACTAAAAGCAGTACACCCCGACGGTGGATGGATTGCCATCGTCGGGATAAAAAACGGACGGGTTAAACAAACCCTTGTTGAAACCCGAGAAGAAGCCGACACGCTTATAACTGCACATAATAAAAGAGGAGCAGACGTATATTTTGGTGTTGCGAAATATACAACAGGAAACGACCGAACTAAGAGTAACGTCCAAGCATTAAAATCCCTATGGGTGGATATTGATTGTGGGGAAACGAAAGCCATAATTAATGAGAAGACGGGTAAACCTGAGGGGTATTTANATAAAACCAGCGGGTTAAATGCATTGCAGGGGTTCTGCAAACTAGTAGGGTTACCTAAGCCCCTATTGGTAGATTCTGGACGTGGTATACATGCGTATTGGATATTAAAGCATGCTGTTACTCGTGAAGTATGGGAGCCTCTAGCGACACGATTTAGGGAGTTATGCCTATTACATGACTTCTATGTAGACCCCGCTGTTTTTGAGGCAGCTAGGATTCTCCGAGTACCTGAGACTCTTAATCATAAGGATACCCCACCGACTGAGGTTAAAATTTTAGATACAAGGGTGNCCTCAGACATCTCAATCGAGACTATGAGTACGTTATTAGGGGTAATAGAGAAACCCAAAGNGCTTATTAAACGAGAGCTGTCCCCTTTGATGCAATCCATGCAGGATAATTCTGTATCTAGTTTTAGTAAAATTATGGTTCGAAGTGCCCGAGAGGATGGGTGCAAGCAACTGCTTGACTGCTACCAGAACCAAGACACCTTACCCGAACCACGATGGTTTAATGCTCTATCTATTGCTAAATTTTGTAAAGATAAAACCAAAGCTCTCCATGGTATGTCTGAAAAGCACCCAGACTACGACCCCACTACTACAGAAAATAAAATAGCTCATATAGTCGGCCCCCATACCTGTAGTAAATTTGAAATGAATAACCCGGGGGGTTGTACTGGATGCCCTCATGAAGGAAAAATCAAAAGCCCCATTGTGCTTGGTAAGGAATTTCTAGCTGCTACGGAGGAAGATAACGAGGTTGAGGTTAAAGACGAAGCAGGGAAAGTAGAAACACATACGATACCCACCTGTCCATTCCCTTATTATAGAGGTAAGAACGGTGGTNTATACCTTACTACGAAAGACGAAGAAGTAGATGATATATTAATCTACGCACACGACCTATATGTCGTAAAGATTATGGTAGACCCCAACGCAGGAGATGTAGTTATCATGAAATTGCATCTTCCGATGGAAGGAGTACGTGATTTTATACTACCCCTAGCTTTCATTGCAGAGAAACGAGAACTAAAAAGTATGTTGGCTAGGAATGGAGTAGCCACCTCTGATAAAAAATTCACTCACCTGTTCGACTTCATCATAAAGTCCATACAGGAGTTACAGTATAAATATAAGGCAGAAAAAATGAGACTACAATTTGGATGGGCAGACAGACATAGTAAGTTTATCATTGGAGACCGAGAGATAACTGCAGATGGCACCTTCCATAGCCCTCCATCCTCTGCTACTAAAGACCTAGCACAGCATATGCAGCCTACAGGGACGCTAGAAAAGTGGCAGGAAGTGTTTAGCCTATACGATAGGGAAGGTCTGGAGCCACAAGCTTTCGGGGCTCTAACTGCTTTTGGTTCACCGTTACTCTATATATTTGGTCAGAGTGGTGCGCTTATTAACCTGATTCACTCAAAGTCAGGAACCGGTAAGACAACAGTCCTACATATGTGTAATAGCGTATACGGTAATCCGAAGAGACTGTGTTCTAATTTTAACGATTCAATAGTATCCATAATACATAATTTAGGGGTGATGAATAACCTACCCTTTTCCCTCGACGAAATAACCAGCTTTAAACCCGAAACCATTTCCATGCTTACTTATAGTATGACTCAAGGACGTGGTAGGAACCGTATGAAGGCTTCATCGAATGAACTAAGGGTGAATGCCACCACTTGGAATAGCATCACTCTGAGTAGTGCTAACGCATCCTCAAGCGAAAAATTAGGGCAACTCAAGAACAATCCCGAAGGAGAGTTAATGCGCTTAATAGAGTATCGAGTAGAAAATCACGGTGAGATAGATACGGAATTAGCCAAAGAGATGTTCGACCACCAACTAATAGAGAATTATGGGTATGCGGGGGATATTTTCCTCCAGCATATAGTGAATAATCTGGAGAGTGTTGTAATTCAAGCTCTTAATATGCAGAAGAAAATAGATAGGGAACTAGAACTTACTCAGAGGGAGCGTTTCTGGTCAGCCGTAATCGCCGCTAATATCACAGGAGGTACTATTGCTAAAAGCTTAGGGCTGATTGATTGGGATATGAAACGGATTTATCATTGGGTACTGCCTATGTTAAACGAAATGCGGCAGGATTTCACACCCCCTACCACAAATATAATGTCAGTCGTCGGAGACTATATTCACCGTTATATACAGAATATATTGGCAGTAAATGACGCGGGGGATAGGCGTTCCGGACTTAAGGTAGTACCTATATTGGAACCACGAGGGGAACTACTGATACGCTACGAGCCAGATACTAAACTGACATTTTTACTGGTAAAGCACTTCCGAGCGTATTGTGTTGAACAACAGATTAATTATAAAGAAACCATACAAGAGCTTAAATCTAAAGGGATACTAATAGTTTCTGGTAATAAACGACTCTCTAAAGGTATGAAGATAGCTGTCCCAGCAGTTCACTGCTTAACATTAGATTCTTCCGGGACGGATTTCATAGATATGGACGCTATAGTGGGGGTTGTACAGGAAGAAGGAGAGGGAGAAGGAGAAAAAGGAAGTGAATAACCGTAGTTAAATTAAACTAAATTAGAGGATTAAATTATGACAACACGAAAGCACATGACCGCCCACTTACAGGGTATATTAGACGCAGTACCCGCACACGGTGGGAATCCAATGCTATGTACTGAAATAATTAAACGCACCCATAGCGGGTATAAATACTCACAAAACCAAATATCTAGCGGGCTTCACCAGCTAGTTAAACTACATGATTTAGTGTCGGCGGATAAAAACCCCGGTAGTGCAGGATATTTATATGTACGTACGTCGAAAGGAGACAGGAGAGCCAACGGTAAGGCTAATGGTGCATCGAACCTTGACAGGAAACTTAGGCGACCTAAAGAGGCACCCGCTATCCGGAAAACAGAAGCGCGCATTAGGGAAATAGCTCAAGAGTTACAGGATATAAAGATGTGGCGTAAACAGCTTAAAAAGGAACTGCTATATCTGGTATTAAAGTGATAGTTGAGGGGGTACAGTA